CATTTTCTATTTGATCTCTTTTCTTTTTAGACCAACTAAATCCTGCATCTCCTCCCCATAAAGCCCATGCAATTCTTCCTGCACTTGGATAACCTTTCTCGCCTTGCTTAAATCCTTCTGCTTGTTTATCAACTTCGTGTCTTGCAAAAAAGCTATACATTCTCTTTACAGTATCAGGGGATAGGTTCTCTCTTTTGATAAGTTGGCTTGCTCTTGTTGAACCCACGTTTGTGCCACCCCTTCCAAACTCTTTTCTCCAATCAAGTCCACGTTGTGCTTCTGCAGCCATTCCTGAAGTGGGTTTGAAGTCTATATCTGATATTGCTTTTCCGTCAAACTGTGAGGTTATTGAATCAAATAACTTCTCATCTTCTTCTTCATCATCTTCGTCATATGCATCTAATTCATCATTTAATAAAGGTGTGTCTGTCGTAGGTGCAGGTTCATCACCTAATGGAAATAGATTTGCTGATATATAAAGATCGTCAGCCCCTGCAATAGGTGATAGACCTATTTGTTCTCTTGCTTCGTTTCTTGTCATTATGCCTTCACGAACAGCACTTGTTATGTTTTCGTAAATTCTTTTTGTTCTTTCAGCTAATGCAGGTATCTTGTCAATATCAAAGTAAAACTCTAGGTTTTCTCCAAACATAGGTACAAGCCATTCGTTAAGGTCTGATTCTAGTTTTCTTAAGTGTGGAATAATTGTCTCTTCATACAGTGCAAGTCTAGCTTCAGCCACGTTTGCATAAGTCTGTGCATCCGACACACCGACTAACTGACTAGGTACACCAAAACACATAGCTATATCTGTAGCTGCCATCTGTTTAAGATTTAGAAAGTCCATATCTTTAGGAGATAATCCCATTTCTTTCCAGTCAAAATCACCTTCAAGCAACATAGGTCTGCCTGCGTTAGCAGTTCCACTGAATCTATTGTTTAGGTCAGTTAGAAGTTGTTGTCTTTGTGATTCAGAAAGATTGACTGATATACCAGAATCGTCTTGCGGTTTAAATACAACCGCACCACTTGGTCTAGCGCCATTGCTCAGTAGATTTACATTATGTTTCCCTGCCATATTATGTTGATCAACTTCTATAGCTGCTGCAGACATAGGGGATAACCCATAGAAGTCATCTAATGGATTCCATAGTTTGATATGTTTAACCTCACTAAATCCTGTAGCTTCTTCAACAGGGTAAGTTGCTTGTATTCTTCCGTTTATGGTGTATTCGTACCTGTCAGGTATAGGTTTGCTACCACCTTTAATATTCATTCTGTCAGGTCTTAATAAATGCAACTCCTTAGGAGTTCCCTGATCTGATCCTACTTTAAGTATATAAGCATTGCCACTTAGTAGTAAGAAACCAAAGACACTGTTAAAGAACTCACTATGTGATTGCAGAGGATTAGGACGGTTCATTAGGGTGATTATTGGATGGGTGTCCAATACCTGATCCCCTGCTCTCACCATAAATGGTACTGCGCTAGCACCTTTGGCTATTTCATTTACACATCTATAAACGATGCTATTTTTCATGTAGCCTTCTTCGGCTAAATCTTCATAGGAATAATTCTTTGACTTGGATGTACCCACTCCAAAATATCCAACCATGTTGCCTGCATCTTTCTTTTCCGCAGGTTTAGGTGTGAATGCGTTTCTTATATTGTCCAGTATTGTTGCCATTAGCTAATCCTCCAATTAACCTCACCCCTAGACTTACTGAGTTCGGTCATTGCCCATACTAAAGCATCTAACCTGTCAGGGGAAGGTTTGGTTTCGCCTGTATAAGAACACATCTGTGATTCTAGTTCAGAAAAATATCCAACGTGATGAACTCGCTTCTGCTCATATAAAGCACTTATAGGCTCTGCTCTTGTAAGCTTACCTCTAGTTGCTCTAACAGACCTGTAAGGAATATTGGAATCTATTCCCCGTAATAGTCTTTCAACCAAGTCTCCACCATTATTTACTTCCGCTACTATTCTATCAGCTTGCCAGTCATAGTAGCAATCTATTGCTTTCCTGCCCCATTGGTCAGGTGTATAACGACCTGATACATCTTCTAACACATAGTATCTATCGTTGTAATCTTTGCCTGCAACAATGATTCCTGTTTCATCAGAGTTCTCATTAGCAGTTACAGCAGGGTCTATAGCTACTATTATTTGCTTTAAATTTCTTTCTTCATTCTCATTTAAGCGTTGTTCTTCTATCATTTTGTTGCTCCACAAAGCACCTTCAAAGTCTTCTATGATCTCAGCATACAACTCTTGCCTACCCATTGTTGTTCCTTCGTATCTTTCTCTCAGCATAGCTAGTGCGGTATCAGCTAGGTTTTCCTCATTCTCAAAAGTATTTCCTGTGGTTACGCAAACATCTTCTCTACTAACTAAATCTTTAATCATTTTGCTTGGTTTTGGTGTTGTAGTGACTACACACTGTGGATTATCTCCAAGACGTAAACCAAACATCAACTGATCAAATGCTTCGGGATATCTCCATGCTGCTAACTCATCTGCCCATGCTCTATGAAATTGACTACCTCTTAATCTTTCAGGTTCTTGTGCTGCATAGCCTATTATTTTTGAACCATTCTCTAAACGGATTTCAGATACACTTGATGAATAGCCTTTTTGATCATTAGATTTTAAGAAGCACTCTTCAGGTATGATAGAAAGCAACCCACTGTTGCCTCCAAAACAAACTCTTCTTAGATCACCATGAGTAGGAGCAACTACTGCACATAAACTGTTAGGGTTTCTTAATGCGTATAAAGCTATATCTTGTGCGCCTGTCCTAGTCTTACCCCAACCCCTTCCTGCCAAGATCAGCCAAATGTAATGTTCCTCTAAAGGTTGAAGTTGTTTTGCTCTAGCGGTGTTGAGCCACTCAGTGTATAGGTTTATCGTTGCCTTTTGTGCGTTGCTCTGCAACTGTGTCCAAGAGTTCAAGAACTTCTGTGAAGGCTTCAGTTTGTTGGATGCTTCCATTTATATTTATAGAGTCAGTTGATTCACCAAATGCTAACTTAGCTAATCTCTGTGCTGCTACTGCAGTGTTAGCTAGGCTTAGTATCTGACTGGGGTTATCTGTTTTAGAATCTAGTTCTAAGGCTTTAAGGTTCTTATAGACCTTACCATGAACTATCTCCATCAGTTGATTGGCTACCTTGACACTCTTAGAGTCAAACTTCCTAGACTCTACTGCCATCTGTTTTGCAGTTTCTTCGTCCATCTTCTCTTGTAATTGTACTTTGAACTGCTCCTTCTGATCTCTCCAGTTCTCTTTCTGTGACAATCTAAAGAGTGTAGTCTGTGCGACATTGTACTTAGTGGCTAACTCTACAATGGGTAAGTATTGTCTCTCACCGCTTTCTATTTCTATTCCCTGCACAAATTCTGTTCTAAGCTTCATCGCTAGATCAGGTGTGATTCTTTGTACTGTGCTTTTTTTATCCACTGATTGTTCTATGTTTAGTCTACAACTTTTGCAAACTATATTACAGATTGTTCTAAAACACAAAAAAAAAGGGAGACTATAAAATCTCCCCTTTCCTTTATTAACCTGCAGGTTGAGTGACTAACCTACATGATTATTATATTAGATTAATCTAATTTTACAAATGACATGAATGGTTCTTCTTTATGCCCTTCAGGTAACCATTCTATCTTTTCTAACACTTGATCTATTGTTAAGTGACAATCGGTCGTTCCACCATCGTCAGTTTCATCAGCAAGAATACATCTTCCTGCATAATTATTTTCACCCAGTTTAAAGTACATATTATCTTTTAGCAGACCTTCATCGTCCACATACATAATAACTCCATCACCAAGACGAACGATATCAAAACAGCTGCATTGCATCGCCATATAGTAATCTTTAATCACAGAGTCCGATATATCTATATAAGAAATATGTTGGTCATAAGGATCAATAAAAATAGTTTGTATTTTTTTCATTTTGTTTTCCTATTCTACGTTTGCGTGTGCTAACTCTGACTGCAACTCTTCTTGATATTCTTTGTTCAGAACATCTTCTAAGTGCCAAATAACAGTAG